CAAGGCTACAGATGCAAATGCAGCACAGGTTAAGACTGTTACAGAAACAGTTGAGACTTTTAGCAAGAGCGTTGATAGCCGAATCACAGAGTTGGCAGAACAACACGCAGTCCTTTCAAAGGCTGTTGAAGATATCAGAAACACGATTGATGGCGTACAGAAGCGTGTCGATGCAGTAGAAGGTGAGACTGCAATTAAGAAGTCCTCAGACCTTGGCGGGTCTCAGGAAGTAAGTACAATCAAGAAATCAAAATGGAACGGTTCTTTCCTCGGTTCCGTAAACGAATTAATTAGATAAACAAAGGTAGGTGAAAATATATGAGCAATGAATTATTAGAAAAGTCAGTAGCTGCTAACACTAGCGTTACAGGTAACATGACAGGTGCTGCAGTAGCTACTACTGGAGTACACATTGGCTCTGAGGGTGAAGGTGGACTCCTTAACCCAGAGCAGTCAGCTCGCTTCCTTGACTATATGTTCGACGCAACCGTAATTGGTAAAGTCGCCCGTACAGTAAGAATGAAAGCAGACACAACAGAGATTGATCGTATGTCAGTAGGCGAGAAGCTTATGAAGCTCGCAACTGAAGCAGACGACACAGCAGCTAACTCAGCTGTATCATTCTCAAAGATTTCTTTGACAACAAAGAAGCTTCGTCTAGATTGGGAACTATCAACAGAGTCTCTAGAAGACAACATTGAGGGTCCAGATCTAGAAGATCACATCGCACGTATGATGGCAACACAGGCAGGTAACGACATTGAAGATGTAATCCTAAATGGAGATACAACTCTAACAGGAGATGCATTGTACAAGTCATTTGACGGCGTTGTAAAGAAGGCAAAGGCATACGGTCACGTTGTAGACAACGGTGGATCAGCAATTTCTCGTGCAGCATTTAACTCTGCTCTAAAGGAACTTCCACGTAAGTACAAGCAGCGTCGTGCTGATCTTCGCTTCCTAGTAGGATCAAACTTGATCCAGGACTTCCTATTTGCAAACAGCATTGGTACTAACCAGACAATTCCACAGGATATTGCTTCAAGCATCATCCGTGGTGATGTACAGCCAGTCTCAGGACCAGCAGGTTACGTAGCACCTTATGCATTCGGTATTCCAATTGTTGAAGTTCCACTTCTTAACGAAGCACAGGACGGCGACTATTCAGGAGAGACAGGAAACCACGGAGACATCCACTTGACATTTCCTAACAACGTAGTTGTTGGAATCAAGCGTGACGTAACTGTTTACCGTTTCTTCTGGCCACGCAAGGACTCAATTGAGTACACAATGTATACTCGTGTTGGTGTCCAGATCGAACAAGCAGATGCTTGGGTCGTTGTGAAGAACGTTAAAGTAGCTTCATAATTTAGGATTAAATCCGCAAGAGAGGCCCCCAATTAATTTTGGGGGCTTTTCATTTTAATTTACTAATGCTATAATTAATTGACCTAGAAAAAGGAGAATATGAGATGTCATTTGACACCCTAAAGGTAGCAGAACTAAAGAAAATTGCAGAGGACTTTGCAGTTGAGACAACAAGCTTAAAGAATAAAAACGATATTATCGCAGCTCTAACAGAAGAAGGCGTAACCTGGGCAGTGTACGAACAAACAGTTAAAAAGATCAAAGAAGAAGCAGAAGAGATCGAAGTGACACCTAGATTTGATAAAAACCAGAAGCTTACAGAAGATATGGTGCTTGTCAGAATGACTAGAGAGAACTTCCGCTATGATATTATGGGATACACATTCACAAAAGATCACCCATTTGTAGCAATGTCTTCAGACAAGGCTCAAGCGATCTTTGATAAAGAGGAGGGTTTTAGACCAGCTACACCAAAGGAAGCTCAAGACTTCTATAGCTAATCTAAAACATAAATAATGGCAGAAATATATAAGGATCAAACATCACCTATCAAGACTAAAATATTTTGGGCAGGTGAAATTGTTGATGCAGATGACGATTTAGTTTCTGCCGCTATTTACGACATAACAGAAGATAAGACAATTTCCCCATCGGTTAATCCAAATACTGTTCTTGTAACATTATCTGCGACAAAGCTTGAGACAGACATTGGTACCTATCAAATTGTTATACCTTTTCAGTATTGTCAAAGAAATAGAAAGTTTAAGATTGTCTGGTCATATGAAGTTGGCGGAGTAGAGGCATCTCATATTTACTATACAGATGTAGTTACTCCTTATGCAAACATGGCCGATATTATAGAAGAGCTAAATATTGGAACAGACCCATCAGATCCAAACTATAAAACTTATCATGAGCTTCAAATGGCAGAAAAATATGCTAGAAAGCTAATTGAAGAATATTGCAATCAGTCTTTCTATCTTTATGATGATACGGAAATTGCATATGGCTCTGGTTCAGACGTACTAGCTCTTCCATATAGAATACATCAAATACATAAGCTTTATGAAAATGACGTTCTTGTTGTAGATAATATTAATTCAGAGAATAACTGGATATTCGAACCAGTAATTTCTGAATCTAATTTTGGAATTAGAGTAAACAGGCAAGACTTATTAGATAATGTAACTTATACAGCTAACGGATTAATTCCTCCATCAATTAATGATAGAGGATATTCAGGAGCATTTAGAGAAGATTTTAGATATGTTGTATCTGGAAGATTTGGCTGGCCAACAGTACCAGACAATGTTCAAGAGGCATCCTTAATTTTAATTCAGCAGTATTTTGACAGAGATACTGCATGGAGAAACAAATACGTTAAGAGTATAAGCACCTTCGACTGGAAGTTTGATTATATGGGAGGTGCCCATACTGGAACTGGAAATCTTTATGCAGATAAGCTTTTGGATGCATATGTAATTAGAGGAATGGCAACATTCTAAAATGGATATAATTTCATCAGTGTTACCAATGCTGCTAGATGTTTATGTTCAAGCAGACACCCAAGACCCAGATACTGGTGCAATTGTAAAAGAGTTTCAATACAGAGCCACATTAAGCTGTCATGCAAAGGGAATTATTAGTAACTCCGCAACAGCAAGAAGTGGTGATAGACAGGTTATAGCTAATAAATATTCTAATGAGCAGATGATTCAAATTAGAACCATAGAAAAGTTAAATCTTAGACATAAGCTTACAGCAATCAGAGACAAGAATAATAACTATATATGGAAAGAGCTAAACTATCCAACAGAGTCACCAACCGTATTCGAGGTTATTGGAGTTACTCCTATGCTTGATCCATTTGGAACAATTGTTGGATACAGCACCGTAGCTAAAAGATCGGAGAATCAGGCAATTGGAGTCTAATGCAGCATTAGTATCTGTAGCCAGTGGATTAGAAAGATTAATGACTGGATCAAATACTTCTATATTTAAAGACTCAACCGTTGCTCAAATCTCTGCTACTGTTTATTATCAAGCACAAGTTATGGCAAAATTAACATCAAATAAGAATTTTCAGAATAAATTTAACACAATAATATTTAAACAAATAGAGGAAGACTTTGGCGCATATATAGACGCCAAGGCAAGAACCTCACCACTAGCACTTCATCATGTTTATGAATGGAAGAAAACTGGAAACCCAGGTTCAAGACTGTTTGAAATAAATAAGTTATCACAAGATGGATTGTCATTTAAGATTGGATATTCTTTTAAATTATCTAAATCAATGGTTCCAACAAGTAGGGGTAACCACAGACATGTATTCGCAAATAAAGCATCTGTCATGGAAGCTGGAATGCCTGTCATAATCCGCCCAAGGTCATCTGAGCGACTTGTATTTGATGTTGATGGTTCTACCATCTTTATGCCTAAAGGGGCTTCAGTGACCGTTACAAAGCCTGGAGGGGTTAGAGTAAAAGATACCTTCGCAGTATCATATAAACATTTCTTTACAGGCAATTTAGTTAATTTATCAATCAAGAAATCTGGATTTCAAAGAATGTTTAATAGTTCAATTAGTAAAGCATTAAGTATCCCAATTGATATTAAGAGAGTTAAATATTCATTTTCTCCTAATACAGTCAGAGGGCAAGCAGACTTTGCTTTAACTTCAGCATTTGGAGGTGCATAATGGTTAATTATAAATTAGACGCAATGCTTGAATTACGAAAGTACATTTGGAAGCGGCTAAAAGATACAGAGATATTTAATGAGGATGATTACTATAGTGATAATATAGGAGAGATTACAGTCCCTATTATTCCCGTCCAGCAAGTACCTGAACTAAATCAATTCTTGAGCGGCAAGAAGCATATTGTCTATGACAAGATAGGAATGTCATATGAAGACCTATGGGCTATATGCTGTGAGCAAATCCTATTTACAGTCTACTCAACAGACATATCTGATATCAATGAGATTAGAAACTTTATGGTAGATGAATTTAGAAGGGTAGATGAGTCAGCAAGAGATGTCAATAATTGGACAGGCCTATCAGACAAATTCCAGTTCTATAGTATATTCATTGCAGACATGTCCCCAACTGAGCCATCTCAGGAAATGCAGGGATTTTTGTCAACAGACATAATCTTAGAAATTAAGTATGCAAGATCTTCGGGGTCAGACGGTAGATTTATTTAGTTTGCCTTTTTACCCAAAAAGGCCTATTATTATACCAAGAGGAAAGACAGCCTAGCCAGCTTTGATAGATTTTATTTATGATTTTGAAATAACAGGAGGTAAAACAATATGGCAATTTCAGCCGCAAATAATGCAAAGAACATCATTGTTGGTGCTTCACCATTATTCCTTAGCGTTGCTACCACAGGAGATTCTTCACTTGACCCAACAGTGGGTTCAAACAAGGAGTCATTCTCATCAACAGCATCTTACACAGATACTTTGAATGCAGCAACAGCTAAATGGAAGAATGTTGGATTCACAAACAACGGTCTTCAGATTACATACAACCCAACTTATGGAAATGTAACAGTAGATCAGCTTCTTGACAGCGCAAAGCTTTTCAAGGAGTCTATGGAAGTTATGATTGCAACAGAAATGGCGGAAGGCGTTCTTGAGAACGTACTCGCAGTTTTTGGACAGCCAGGAACAATTTCAGGTGGATCAGTAACAACAATTACAGCAGATGAGACACTAACATCTGCAGATCCAACTTCTTCAACACCTAAGCAATTAGGTCTTGCAGCAGGAGCACTTCTTTCAGCACCAGTAGAGCGTCAGCTCGTGGCAGTTGGACCAGCTCCAGAATACAATATCACATCTTACACAAAGAATGAGCGTGTATATTATGCACGTCGTGTTCTATCTGTACAGCAGTCACAGTTCTCGTTGGCACGTAACACTCCAACAACATTCCCAGTAACATTCCGTCTACTTCCAGAGTCAGCATACGCTGGTTCAGAGTACGGTAAGATTATTGACCGAGTTTACTCATAATATCTATATAAATTAGATTAACAGAAACCCCCATTAATTTGGGGGTTTTCTGCTTGTATTAGTAAGCGTGTTTTGTTATAATAATTAAGACAATCCTAGGAGGATAAATTGGCTACTACAATCTACGACGTAGAAGAAATTGAATTACAAAACGGTGCTAAGGTAAAGCTAAAGCCCCTTACAATTAAAGAGCTAAGAAAGTTTATGGCGGCAATTCAGAGAACCGCAAATACAACATCAGAAGATGAAACATTAGACATCCTTATTGATGCCTGTGCAGTTGCACTAGAAAAACAGTTGCCAGAATTGGTAGCAAATAGAGATGCACTAGAAGACGCATTAGACGTACCCACAATCAATCGCATCCTTGAAGTATGTGGTGGGATTAAGATGGACGACCCAAACCTTCTAGCGGCAGCGGTTCTGGCTGGTCAGAACTAGATTTAGCCGCTTTAGAGGGTGAAGTTTTTCTTTTAGGACACTGGAAGAATTACGAAGAACTAGAAGAAAGTCTTTCAATGCCAGAACTGATTCAAACTTTGAAATCAATGCAAAAGACTGAGTCAGAAAAAAGAAGATTCTTGGCTTCTATACAGGGTGTAGATCTTGGAAAAGAAGATTCAGAAGAAGAAGGTCCTTCCTTCGAAGATGTTCAGAGACGGGCACTTGGTATAAATGCTAGTGGTGATGATATAGTTTCACTACAAGGACAGTTAGCATCAAGTGCAGGCTTTGGAATTGGAGCAGGATTAGGATACGAAAAGGGGTAGCACATATAAATGGCTGATGAAAACATAGTCACCAATATAGTCGCTAATGCTGACTTTTCAGATCTTATTGCAAATGTCAATAAGGTCACTACTAATCTTGCCCAATTAAAACAAACACTCGTAAGCACAGATAAAGCTTTAGCATTACAAGCAGCAAAGATCCAACAAAACTTTGCTTCTACATTAAGAAGCACTGGACAATTCTCAACACACTTTGTCAGCCTTTCTTCAGATGTAGAAAAGTTTGGAAAAAACCTTGACTCTGGAAAGCTAAAGTTAAGAGATTATTATTCAACCTGGCAAAATCATCAAAGAACAGCAGGCGGATTAATCAGAGACCTTGCAAAACAACAGGTACAATTACAAAATTCTATTCTTCAGCCATTAGGTAGAAACGCTGAAGGGCTTATGCAATTCAATGTTCAGGTTCCTAGAGGTTTAGATTTAACAAAGAACAAGGCTTCTTTACTTAAGCAAGAAATGCAGATCATGAATAAGGTTATTCAGGATGGCGGGGTGCAGCTTATTAACTGGGGTAAGAATACACAGTGGGCAGGACGTCAGTTAACAGTTGGACTTACCCTACCGCTAGCAGCTTTTGGAAAGGCTGCAGCAGATGCATTTAAAGTTGCAGACCAAGAGCTTGTTCGTTTAACAAAGGTTTATGGCGGAGTAGCACAAACATCAGCAGTAGAGCTAGCTAAAGTAAGAAAAGAAGTTGCTCAAACAGCAAAGGAATTAGCTCAAGCTTATGGATCATCATATACAGAAACTATATCTTTAGCTGCAGACATTGCTGCAACAGGAAAACAAGGCGAAGACTTAATTAAATCTACTCAAGAAACAACAAGACTTGCAGTGCTTGGTGAAGTTGATAGACAAGAAGCAATGAAAGCAACTCTTTCAATCCAAACAGCTTTTAAGCAAAATACAGAACAGCTTACTGAATCGATTAACTTTTTAAACGCAGTTGAAAACCAGACATCTACATCTCTAGCAGACCTTGTTGAAGCAATTCCAAAAGCTGGACCGATTATTCAAAGCTTGGGCGGAACTATAGAAGACCTTGCATTGTATTTAACTGCAATGAAAGAGGGCGGAGTAAATGCATCTGAAGGTGCAAACGCTATTAAGTCATCATTAGCTTCTCTTATTAACCCCACAAAAGTTGCCAAAGAGCAGTTTCTAGGATTTGGAATAAGCCTTGAAGATATAGTCAACTCTAATGCTGGTAATTTAACTGCAATGATGTTAGACCTACAGGCATCCTTAGATAAGTTGGATCCTCTACAAAAATCAAGAGCTATTGAACAGCTATTCGGTAAGTTTCAATTTGCAAGAATGTCTGCTCTTTTTGAAAACTTAGGCAAGCAAGGAAGCCAGACTTTACAGGTACTTGACCTAATGAAGGCAAGCAGTCAAGATTTAGCAAATGTTGCTGGTCGAGAATTAGCGCAAATTACAGAGTCTGCTTCTGGAAAATATAGAAGAGCATTAGAAGGACTCAAGGCGGATCTTGCAGGAGTTGGCGAATCTTTTCTTAATATACAAACAGCTCTTATTGGAGTTATTGATAAGGTAATTGATTTTGGAGCGAAGCTCCCAGATCCAATTAAGAAGATACTAACACTTGTTGGAGGATTAACAGCTTTAGCTGGACCTGCAATTATGTTAACTGGTGTTCTTGCAAACTTCTTTGGATACATAATCAAGGGCGTTGCACATTTTAAAGCATTATTTAAGGGCGGAGAGGGATGGAAGTTATTAACTCCTGAAATTTTAGCTGCACAAAAAGCTGGAAATCTTATGGAGGCAACATTCTATAGTGATGCTAAAGCAGCAAACATTTTGGGACAAGCATTAGCAAACTTAAATATAGAGTTAGATGAGCTAAGTAGAAAAGCAAGCTCTGGAACAATATCAGCACAGCCAGTAATTTCAACAGTTGCTGGAAGTGCAATAAATATGGGAGAAAGAGAAGTTATTTCAACACACCCTCTTTTGAGCCCAAGAGACACAAGATCATTTTCTCATTTAAATCCAGTTAGCAGAATGACAGATGAGCAAAAAGCTGCACAAACTATATTTGGAGTTGTGCCAGGAGCACCACTTGTAAATCAAAAAATTAGCAACAATCCACAAATGTACATGTCAGGAGATATGCCAAAGGTTGAGGGACTAACTTCAATACGTGGAGTTTCAACTGGAGTTGTTGCAGGAGAAGCGGCAAAGTTCCACTCAATGACTGGCGCATTAGGAATGCAGTCACAACAAGAACTTGAATTATTAAAGCGTGAAGTTGCGGCCACTGGATTAATTACACAATCGCTTTCTGAATCATATCAAGCGCTTCTTCCAGAAATGACACAGCTAACTACTATGGCGGCAGCAGAGTCAGCTGAAATCGTTGCAGAGCTTCAAGCAAGAAAAATAACAATGGATCAAGCAAGAGCAAAGATTGCTGCTTTAAATGCAAATGTAGAAGCTATGATGGGTGAAGTTGCAACTTCCGTCGCAGCAACACAAGGAAGGGCAATAAATTTAACTCAGTTACCTCTAGTAAATCAACCAGCATTTGACCCAATAACTGGCAAAGCAAACATGAAGGAGCTTACAAGACCAAGAAATAGAACTCTTCTTAATAAGATTGCTGGAGTTCTTGGTGTTAAAACATTTGGTGCACCATATTCAATAGAAACAACTAGACCAAAAAGATTCAATATGGGCGGAAAAGTTTTCTTTAATAATGGAGATCAGGTTCCAGGATTTGGCAACACAGATACAGTTCCAGCAATGCTTACTCCTGGAGAATTTGTAATTAAAAAGGATGTTGCACAACAAGATCCAAATGGTATGAGAGCCTTAAATGATGGACAAGCAATGGTTGTTCCAGTTCAAAAACGCAACAAAGGCGGATTAATTATAAATCCAAACAAACTTCAAAAGTCTCATATTACAACAGACTTAAGCGGTTTAATGCTTTATCTCCCAGACTTTTTAAATAAGAAGGTTAATGCTAGTGGTAACGGCGCAACTGGAAGAGAAATTGCACAAGTTTTAAAAAGCATGCAAGATCAAGGATATAATCCAAACTCCCTAATACTTGGATCTACAGAAAAACTTGGAGGAGATGTTGCTCAGGCATCTAGAAGAACTCAAGAAGCACTTTCTCAAGCAATAACAAAATTTGAAAAAGTTTATCCAGACCAAGTATTTGGCGGTAAAAAAGATCCAGGCTCATTTGAAAGATTTATGAACTCAATTTATAAGCCAGCTACACGTGGCATTAAAATTGATTCTTCTAGATCTGGCGGAAGATCAAATTTATTTTCAGCATTATCACAGATGTTTAGTGTTAGAGCTGAAGGAAAAATTTCTCAAGAAGATGCAATTACTCGTGGTTTAATTGGATCTCTTAAAGATGGAGAAACCCCTTCATCTGGTATGGGTCAAATGATTAAAAGAAAGAGCGGAAGACTTAGCTGGCAGCCAGAAGCAAAAACAATAGGAATGAATGTGCCTTCATGGGCAAAAGGATTTGCAACACTTGCAACAACTTACAGTGGTGGAGGATCAAAATGGAGAAACGCACTTCTTAATCGATACAAGTTTAATGAAGGCGGAATGATTCCAACGATGGGCGGAGCAGTTACACCTCAAGGTGGTAGAAGCATTCCAGTCCCAGCGCAAAGTGGAAAATATAATATGGGTGGCATGGTTCAGGGATATGTTATGGGTGGATCAATCCCATCATTAGCAGCATCAAAAATTGCTAAATTAACTGCAAAGTGGAAGCCACAACAACAATTTAGACAACCAGGATATCAATATACATTAGGAAACCAAGATCCGTTACATGGACCATTGCAAATTGGAACAACGATGGTTCCAAAAAATATGCAAAATGAATATGAGTGGATGCGTGAAACCCTATACCGTGACGACAGATTTGCAAGACAAGCTGTTCTTCCACAATTCCCAATTGGAACAATGGAAGAGCGTGGTAAGTATATCCTGCGTCAATACATGGCTGGTAATTATGGAATATTAAATACTCCAGGTGCTACAGAAGCAGTTAAGTCTTTGTCAAAGAAATTTAGCGGAACTTTATACAGAGGAATATTTTTAAAGAATAACAGAACAAATCCATTGCCTCAAAATATATTGGACATGGTGTCTCAAGCTAAATTAACTGGAGACTATTCAGGCTTAATTGGAAAAGAATTTATAATGCGCCGCTCATCATGGAGTCAAGATAGAGAGGTAGCAAGTTTGTTTGCTCCTGGACATTCTGCCGCAAGCGATCAGAAAGCTATTTTGTTAGAAGCAGTTGTAAAGAATAGAAATGTTGTGCCAGCATCAAATTTGTTCCCAGATGCAAAATTCTCTGCGCCATTCGGACAAAAGGTAACTGGACATAACTCAAGATCAGAGCAAGAATCAATCTTTGGCGGTAAGTTTAAAATCGTTGATGCAGGAAGCGGAAAGTTAAAACTAGAAACAGTTGTTGATGGTGCTCGTGCAATGGGTGGTCCAGTAAATAGCGGAAGACCTTATCTTGTTGGAGAGAACGGGCCAGAGATATTTGTTCCTAGAAACTCAGGCGGAATTATTCCAGGCTATCAAGAAGGTGGTGCAGTAGGAGCTTTCACAGCAGGATTAAGAAATCCATATGGCAAGGGTATAGCTTCTAGCATGGCTGGCAAGCAAATGGGCTTTGGCGCACAGATGGGTCTTGGAATGGCAGGCGGAATTGCTGGTCAAATGGTTGGCGGAAATGCTGGAATGGCAATCATGATGGCATCAAATATTCTTCCAATGATGACAGCACTCAAGGGCTTCGGAGGACTTATTCCTTCTGTTACAAAGGTTGCAGGCATATTAGGAAGATTAACAATTCCTGGTGCAGTAATTGGTGGACTTACAGCAGCAGTAATGTTAGTAAATAAATTTAGAAGAGATGCAGAAAATGCTGGAGAAGTAAATCGTGCAATGTTTGGCGGGACAAAAGATCAGCTTGCAGAGGTAGGTATAAGCTATACATCTATATCTGAAAGAATTAAAGATATGAATACTCAGCTTGAGCTAAATAAAGCTAAGATTGAATCTTCATATAACTCGTTTACTAAGAGCGGAATTCCAGGACTAACTCTTACAATTCAGCAATTAAAGGATGGAATTGAAAAGGCTAAGACTAGCGCAAAAGAAACAGTAGATCTATTTAATAATGCAGATACAGCACAGGTTAATGAATTAGCAACATCAATAAAGGCACAATATGTTGCAATGGGCATGAGTGTAGAAGAAGCTACAAATACAATTTATACATTAGTGGCCGCATCAAATAAATCTAAGCAAGCATTAGGGGCAATAAGCTCGTCTGGATTTAAAGATATTGTTGATCAGGCATCTGCCGCTACAAGCCAAGTTCAAAAGCTTGGAAAGGTTATTGAAGGATCTCTTAAATTTAATGCAGAAGAATTTAATACAGGTATGGATTCAGTTCTTAATAGCCTAAATGCATACAAGAACTCTCTTGTTGGTGCTAAGGATAGTAGCGGAAAAATTAAAACCGAAACTGAAGCTTTGGCAGAAACAATTGAAAAGATAAAGGGAACAACTGGAGCAACCTCAACGATTAACAATCAAAACTTAGAGGCCTATAAACTTCAAAATCTTGAGATGGCTTCTATCCTAGGTAAGTCAGAATCTATTTTAAGTATATTCTCTAAATATCAATTAGTTGCAGCAGGACTTAGCGATGTTATGGATATAAGTGCAATGTCTGGAGCACAAGCAATTTCAGTAGCTGCTGGATATCAGAAGGTAAAGGATGCAGCTTCAGCAGTTGTTGCAGAAACAACCATTGGAAAATTGGTTGCATCAAGATTAAAAAATCAAAGAAACCTACAGGGTCTTATAAAAAATTCTGCAAGTCAAGATAGCTCATATTATAATAATGCTATTAAGCAAAAGCAGAAGCTTATTGAAATATTAGAAGAAGAAAGAAAAAAGAGATTAGCAATTCTAGATATTCAAGAGCAGTCACAGAGCTTTGAAACAGCAATTAAGCAGACTCAGATCAAGTACCAAGAAGCACTTGCGTCTGGAAATATGGCTCAGGCAGCTCAAGAACAGCTAAATATTCAAAAGTTAAGAGCAGACAGAGAAAGAGAATTAGCAAGAAAATCAATCAATGACAAGTTTGATGCTGAAAGAAAGAAGCTAGAAGATGAAATTGAAAGGCTTCAGAATCAAAAGGATGCAAAGGATAAGGCGGCATCAAATGCTGTGGCTAGTTCACAAAGAGCCACAGAAGATTTGCAAGCAGCAAAAGATTTTGAAGCTAAAATTGTTGGCATTGTTTCAAAGTATGGAGGTAAATTTTCTGCTGATGCACAAAAAGCTTTAGCTGTTGCATTTAATGATGCTAAGGCTAGCAAAGATGCAGGGCTTGCAGCGGCAGCAACTCAAATGGAAAAGCAATATATAACTGGATCAAGGACATATCAAAGCTCTCCAGGAATAGCTCCTGTAACCGTAACTAAAGACAAGTACCAGTCCATGTTTGAAAATCTTAGCATTGAAACATTAGCAAAAGCAGGCTCAAATGACAAGTTCTCAAAGGCCGTAGAAAGCTTTGTATCTGCAGTTAATGTATTTGCTGGAAAAGAAAAGCCAGTAGTTACAACTGGCAGAACAACAGGCCAGAATAGATTTTCTGAAGCTGTAGACGTAATGGCTCCTAAAGGTGGAACAATCGAAAAAATTGGTGGAATAACATATATCTATGACAACATGGGTAAAAGATATGACATAACAACTCCAGCTGGAATTAAATTAAGAGCGGTATTTAAAAAAGCAATGGGTGGATATATTAGCGGAGCAGGCAATGGCACATCAGATTCAATTCCTGCCATGCTTTCAAACGGAGAGTATGTAATTAATGCTAAGTCTGTTCAAGCAGCAGGCATACCGATGCTTGATAGAATTAATAAGATGGCAATGGGTGGACCAGTCTATAACATTCCAGCATATTCAATGGGCGGAAGAGTAAAATATAATGCTGGAGGTCTAGCTAATTCATCTAACTCCCTGTATAATATTAACGTTACACTTAATGGAACAGATTTGTCTGCAGATGATGTAGCAAATGCAATTGAAAGAAAGATGAGAATTCGTGAAGCAACAATTGGAAGAGGGAGAAATAACTAATGGCAGCAATAACATTACCTAAAGGCGCCCTTCTTCAAATATACGGAGTAGATGCATCGGCAAATGGCGGGGATGGAGCAACAAAGTGGAATACAGTAACAGATCACAATCGTTCCCCTATCACAGTAAATAATATTAGAATTGAACAATCAAACAGGATGGCAAACGGAAAACTCAGAAAGTTCTTTGTAGCAGACAAAGCAAGGTTTGACATTTCATGGGAGCTAGTTCCATCATTTAGAACTGCAACAGTTGATGGATACTGGGGAGCAGAGGATTTAAGAACATTTTATTACAGTACTCTTGGACAGGGAACTTTTGACATACGTCTTAATTATGCAAAAGATGGCTCAAGTCAAGTAGTTTCTGGATATGAATCTTTTACAGTTTCATTTACAGACTGCTCTTTTGATTTAGTCAAGCGTGGAATCCAAGCACACTGGAATGTATCTCTTTCAATGGAAGAGGTTTAATCTTGCCCACCAATCTTGAAAATGTATTTTACAACAATACAACAGTAAGAACTGGTATTGGCTGTACTATAGAATATAATATGAATTCTCTTATTGATGGAATTTCAGCAACAACTACAGCCACAAAGGAAGATTATGTTTCTGGAATCTCTTATCCTTCAACGACACCTATTAAAGTAAACCCTTTTAAAAAGCTTTTTCCAGTAGACTCAGTCATTAAGCCATTTAGACCATCTGGTCCTGGAATTAAATACTTTGTAGCCCTCCCGAATGACACAACACCGTTTTCGGCATTTAGAACTTTGCAGTATCCAAACTCTCAACCTAGGGTTTACTATCCTGGAGTAACAACGACATATAAATATTGGGTGGCACCTAAAGATGATCCTGCAGACCTAACCGTAACTTATAAGCAAGCAACAGAAATAACTGGAAATAAAAATGCTGTAGCAAATAAGATATTAGTTAAGTTTGACAAGTACAATCAGCTTCCTACCACATATACTATTACTGTAACAAAGTCAGATAATTCAACGCAGGCGATTGGTCCTACAAGCACACCCGCAAGTGGATTGGTAACCCTATACTATAACGGCACATCTTGGTCTGCGACGGCACCGACAGAGCCAGTTACATACGCAACACCACAATCTATTAAATCAATTAGAGTACAGGGAACAAATCCTGGAAACGGCAAGATGATAGCAATCATTGAAGTTTCTGCTAGATGGATAAAGGATATTTCTGAAGATATTGTATCTATAAATATTGATAAGGAATCATCCTCAGATCCATCAGACATTTTGCCAGTTGGAATAGTAACTGCTAACAATATAGATATTAATTTATCTAAACCAAATCAGACAGCATTACAAACAATTGCTTATAACAGAGCATCAAGCTCATTTGATACTGATAAAATTTATATGGCAAAGTACGCAGAATTAAAACCTCATATTAAAGTATTTCATGCAAATGGAGCAATAACGTCTGGATCTGATAAGTATGATAAAGTTGAGCAAGGTATTTATTATGTAGATAACTGGTCAATTTCTGAGTATGGAGATACAAGAGTAGTTGCACTAGATGGGGCAAAGTATTTAATGGAAACATTTTGCCCAGACATCCTGTGCGAAGAGTATCCAGTTACTGCAATTCTAAGAAGATTATTAGACTCAGTAGGATTTGTTGATTATAATTTTAATTTAAAGTCACCAGATACCTCCGTCCCACTAGTTAACTATTGGTGGACGGAAGACAATAAAACAGTATGGGAATCAATTCAAGAACTATGTAGAGACATACAGATGAATGCCTTATTTGATGATGAAGGAATATTGCAATTTTATAGCAGAGACTATATATATGATTCAACAAGATCTTCTACATGGTCTTTTTATAGCGAAGCAGAAGGATCAGCCTTGCCTAATATAATTTCTTTTAATCAAGATGAGATTGCTTCAGGTAACCAGGTTAAGGTAATCTGGAAGACTCCATTGAAATCTAATTACATTCAAAGTTCTGGACCTCTCTGGGAATCGCCAACAACATTTTTATCTGCTGGAGGATTAAAGTATCCAATTGCAGAAGCGGCAACAGTTTCAGATTTAAATAATCTTACTAATGCTAGCACTTATCCAGGATTACAAATTGAAACTAGAACCATTGACAACTACAGTCAATACCAATCAATTTTTAATTTTAATGGATTCCTACTTATTGACTCAGAGATATTTGAGTTTGATGCTTTGCAATATCAGTATGTTGCAAAAGAAGATTCAAGTTCTACTCCGACCTGGATTCCAGTTTGGATAGAGTCACAGTCAGATGTTAGCAAGTATCGATATCTTTCAAAGCCAGGATTCCAAGATCCTTTAAGACCAGAGACCGCATACTTTAAGCCTACAAACAGAATTAGAGTAAAATCAAGAGCTGCACTTGGAACAACTGCAGCATTTCATAGCGCTACAGCAACAGATGCTCTTAGCCAATGGACTGGAAGAACTATAACATGGACGACAGGAGGATCTAAATAATGGCAGGGGCATATGATGTAGACTATCAATATAAAGATGATTCTGAATTTCCAGCAGGTGCTTCTGCTTCTTTAACAATATCAGAACTTGTGGTTAATCAAACAAGCGGCACAGAAGTGCAAATAACTTTTTCAAAACTTCAAGCAAGTGTTGAGCCAACAAGTGTTGAGATTACAGTACAAAGATTGCTAGCCAATGGATCAAATGACGGATCAGCTACGGTTATAACTGAAACTATTACAAATAGCTCAGATCAAATTTTGTTTACTGTTGGTTCTTTAACTTCTGAAAGAAGATATAAGTTTACTGTTCAAGCAAAAAGAAGTGCGTCCTATGGCAATAAGCTAACAACTGAAATTGAATTGGCATCTACCACGTTTAATGGAAAAGTTATAGGTACAGCATTAGACCCTAAAAATGTAGGAAAAGGAAAGTCTTACCTAACTATTACAAATAACACTAAGGTTAAAGACCAGTTTGCCGTTTCAAGTAGAGAGTTTAATGCTATCACTCTTCCAACACAGACAACACAAATATTAACTGGCACATATTCGGTAGATCAGGCTATGAAAAAAAATGCAGAGTCATACTTTTCTTTTGGGACAACGGTATTTATGGAATCAATTAAAGAGTCAACCCCAGGAGCTGGACTAGGATTTTTTGTTAATACAGAGGCTACATCTGGATACTTTGTTGTAGTTGAATCAACTAGTCTAGCCTCATCTCAAGATAGAAAATCAATTAGAATTATTAAAACAAACGGAACAAAGCTAAAGGTGTTGGCGGATTCACAAAAAAGCACAACCACAACATTTGGCGGGGTATATGGAGCAACATCATATTCAATAGATGTTAAGGTAAGGGTTAAAGATCTAACAGTTACTATAATTGCATATGTAAATGGATTTAAGATTATGGCTACAGATACAACAATTGGCTCAGGATTAGATGAAATTATTCACCCTACAAAGCGAGTTGCTCTATTATGCACTAGAGGTACAGCGGCATTTGATTATGTTTATGGCACAGACATTGATAAGCAAAGATATGATGACACAACATATAAAACAAACTTTTATGAAGGACAATTTTCAAACGATGTAATCGACGTAGCCTTCGGTGAAAACATATATAATTCTCTTTTAGAAGAAGATGAGTACACAAATAAAGAATCAATGGTAGACGAGTTTGGGACCGTTGTTAGAGAAATTGCTGTAGCAAAGGTTAAGTTTGACAGCCGACCTACATTTCCAGTAAAATGGACAACAGGCGGAAATCCATATGCCAAGATATTGGCATCAAAAGTTTCAAATTTTTCTGCTGAGGCGTATTTACTAAATAATACATCAACAACAATTCCTCTTTCAGATAATGAGACTTCTTACTTCTATGTGTTTGGTAACACGCTTGGAATGTCTGGAGATCTAGAATATACTACAGAAGAGGTTTCTGACTATACGTCTAAAGAGCCAGTACAATTTGAGTCAAGGTGGTTGCAAAATTTAAGTGATGTTAAGTCATTAGCTAATTGGATTAAAGATACGGTTGTAAATAGAGGTAGGGTGGTATCCATGGAAGTTTTTGGAAACCCTTTAATTTCAGTCGGAGATATAGTTGCAGTCAAATATACATACCAAGGATTTGCTGGAACAGAAAAACTAATTGTTACAAGCGTATCTCATAGATATAGCAACGGATTGGAGACATCCATTACTTGTCGAACTTTATAGTTGACCAAATGGTATAATAAAAAAATGGGTATAGAAAAAAAATCATCTAGAGTTCCGAAGGCGTCCATCGTCCGTGGAGCACCAGTTGTCATTACAACAGACGATGAATTTATTTCCTTTTATGATCCACTTCAATTTATAGTTAAAGATGGAGGAGATGTTAAATATGTTAAATTTGCTCCAGGATCACCATTTTCAAGTTCAGCTGGTTCTTCATCAAGTTCGTCTACATCTTTAACAAGAGGCGGCTCAACATCTTCAGCAGATACTGGTACAACAACTTTTGAAGATCCTGGAACAACAACAATAAATTCATCTTTAACAACTAAATCAGAAATAGTTGCAATTGAATTACCAGATGTGCCTAATTTAACAGATATAGAATTGTTTAGCTCAAGTAAATATTATGATCCAGTAACAAAGGTAGAAAAAGCAAAAATTGTAATTAAAATTACAAATACAAGTAAAGATAAAGTAAATATTGAGGGGGTAGACGCAAGGATCTATAATCCTTCCGAAAAATTATGATTAAAGGAACTTATATATTCTATCAGGATGGTAAAGAAATTTGTCGTTCATCCAATGTTATTACAAAATTTGGTAAAAGATTTTTAACTAATTTTATTGCTGGCAATATTGCTAATGCTAATAAAGACTTAGCATTTGGTGTAGACAGAAAAGAATCTTTAGTTACAGCAGCCTCAGCTTCAACTGGAACAATAACTTATACATCTAATAATTATTTTTCTGCAGGAGACACGGTAAGTATTTATGGTCTATCAACAAGTGCATTTAATTTAACAAATGTGACTGTTGCTTCTGCTACTACAACACAATTTACTGTAACCAACGCTGCAACAGGTACAGCAGTATCTGGATCAACATCTGGTAGAGCATTTAAAAAGGCTACAGACGGAGACACAAGGTTGGGATTTGAATTCTATAGACTTCCAATTCAATTAGCAAGTACAGACATTCAAACATCTGCAGGGGTTACAACATATTCCGTTGTATATAAAACAACTATTCCTCAAGATGTATCCGCAACAATTTCAGAGA